AGGATCTTTTCTCAGCCATTTCCATGACGTACCAAGTGTTGCAGTTTCCATCCCTATGGGTTTCTCCCTTTAAGGCAGAACCAAAGGTTTCTATATTCTTTTCCCCTTTATTAGCATTGGCTTTAACCACTGAAAAGTTAGGTAAAGAATTAATGACATCATACTCGATGTTGATACCCTCTATAGCCTGTATCTTGTCGATACCTGCTCTGGTGATAATCATATAGTGCTGATGCTTGAATATTTCATCAGAACTAAGCTCATACTTCTTGTAGAGTTTTGCTAGTTTATCTCTATTCATAAACGTATAATTTTAAGTTATCTACAAATCTAACGATTAAATCTCTAACTGCCAAAAAAAAGTGGCTCAGTAAAAACCAAACCACTTTCAAAAGGATAAACCATTAAAAAACTATACGAGTATATGATATAAACTCATCACAAATATATAACATTAACCTTAAACTTTACCTTGTCCTCTATATTTTTTTATATAATTCTTGGAGGACTTGAGCGCACTGCTTTTAGATTTAGCATGAACACCTTTGCGTTTTATTTTGTTTTTTTTGTAGTGAACGGATATTTGTTGTTTTGCCATTATTTATGTTTATTGTTTCCAAATACCTTTTCTACACCTCTTGAACCGAAGTATCCACCGATAACTATAGTAAGTAACCCTGTTATTGAATCTAAAGGATAACCCATGTACCACCCTGCCACATAAGAGATAGTAAGGAATACTAAGGTTAGTGGTCTTACATTTTGAGCTAACCACCCACTTCTGCTATCAGCTACCCACCTTCGAGTAACACCATCCATTTCAGAGCGTTCTAAGCGTAGTTTCTCTAGTGCGATGTCCTTATCCTCGCTACTCATGTCAGAACCTCCTATAATAGCTTCTATTACGTTCCCTACAGGAGTGTCTTGTGCTATTGCACCTACCACTTTAGGTATCTTTTGAAGTAGGAAAGAGCCTACTGCTGTATCTTTAAACTTCTTTTTAGCCATAGCGTACTACCGACTGTATTAGTATGTCCAGATAACGTCTTCGTCTTTGTAATCGTCTGAATCGACATGGATGAAGGTATTTGCCAAACCGAATCTATTGAATCCAACTTGCATAAGGGCATCAAGTATAATCCATCTCTCTCTTGAATTGCGTATTGAAATATCAACTGCTTTTCCCACAATATGGCTTGAGTTCTGTTTTCCTCCAACTTTATCGTTATGTTCGATAGTTCTATATCCTGAGTTGATTTTAAAGGGTATCCCTGCCAACTCACGAGCATTGTCGAGCATTGTAAGAAAATCATCATCCATATAGTTACCAGAATGAGGCACATCTGGAGACGCAAATTCTTCATACTTAAAATATTTAAGACTCATTTTTACATTGGTTTTTACACTTACACTTACCGCTTTTGCAGTCATCGTGTTGAAGTGTCTTGTTTAATAGTAGTCTATCAATGGTATCGTCTTGTACTTTTATAAGCATATTCTCAAGCATATCTTTAGACTGAACAAGCATCTCTATCTTCATCTCCAAGTTGCTTATCTTCTTCTTAGCAGCATCTAAATCATCAGGGTTTCTACCAGTAATACTTGCAATGACCATAGCTATACTTGCCGCAATCATACCTATAAGGGTATTTACTATTTGTGCGTTCTCACTTGGTATTTGATACTTTGATAGATATAATAATATCAAAACAACCAAGAAAAATACCAGTAAACTTCCTGCAAAGTGTCTTATGTCTTTCGCTACTCCGTTTGTTGGCATTTTCATCTGCTTAATGGTCTAAATAGTTGTTTGAATCTTTGTCTTATCTTGGTAATTCTAATCCCTTCAATTTGGCTCTGGGTAGGTTTTATGCTGTTGTACATTATTTTTTCAGGGCTTTTATTATCTGAATAACCGTAAACGTAAGGGTTGCAGTTAACACGAAAAATTGCATTAAAGGATTCACTTCCGATACACTAACTGCAAATGCACCTATGTTTAAACCATACACGCCAAATATCTTCAAATCGTCCATTATTTAAATGCCATATATAAGTAGGTTTCTTCGTCTGTGTTTTGGTCGTTATCGGCAGTAATTATTTTAAAGCCATTAGATAAAAAATTAAGAATATTATACGAAGTGCTTTCGGCATTATTTTTATCTGCCCTTAACCTTGCATTTACTGGATTAGATGGGTTTCGTGTGTTATCCACTATAAGCCATTGACTTGTACCACTTGTTTGTTTAATCATTAACCAAGATGGCTCAAAACCATTACTGCCATCTGATGCACCATTATCAGTTGTATATATTGTTGGGCCATCTGTATTTCCGTTTCCTTCATAAGTACCTATCTTACTATATCCTGCAACTGAATGCCAACAGTAGGCAATAAAATCATCTGTAGAATTTGTCTGACTGCTACCTCCCAAAGTAAAAATGCTTGAATTTACGGTTCTTATAAAGGTTGTTGAGCCTGCGGTTTGAACTTCGTTTGTCTCATTTAAATATAGATAATCTTCGTCATTAGGCATAACTGAAGGAATCTTAACTATCCAATTTGTAGAATTAGCATCTAAATTTTTTACTATTATTATTTCAGGAGTAGATGAAAGTCCGTGTCCAACTGTTGCACCACTTGTTGAATTACCTGTATATTTTACAATACTAAACCCTGCATCAGTATTCGCACTAACATCTGATGCAATAGAAGGAGTAGAGCCTGTAATTGTATTTACTCCGATATTGACTGCCTCTCCGCCGCCCTTAAATACCCACGAAACATAAGCGTTGCCTGTCCTGTTAATCTTGTACAAATCTGCAGCATTATTGGCTCTAATCATAAATCCATTAGCCTCGTAGCTTTTAAATCTATTGTAATTAGCACTTTCAGTAGTCGTGTCATTGGAGGTTAATGAGTCAGTACCTCTTACAGAATCCATTAGTAGGTGGTTGTAATTGGTTCTTGCTTTAACCCACACTAATCCACCATTAGTTTCTAAATCAATACCAACGTTTGAAATGTAGGTGTCATTAGAAGTATCCCCATTCCCCTCATACAATACAGTCTTAAAGTTAGATGTATCTACTTCAGGTTTTTCGTTGTAAAGTTCAGAAACTTGGCTACTCGAAAGTTCAGTTGAAAATATGCGTACTTGGTCTATTGAACCGTCAAATGGAGTTATACCAACACCTCCAGAGCCATACATTCCTAATGTAAGCGGATTAGCTCCGGCGGCTAAAGATTGAGAGCTTGTTCCTGTTGAACCTAATTGTGAGCCGTTTACATACCCCTTTACAATTGTGCCATTAATAGTAACAACTAAATGCGCCCAAGAGCCATAGTGAGCAAACGTACCAAAATTTATAGTTGTACCTAAACCACCTGCAGAATTATTTACACTTGCTTGTAAAACTTGATTATATATTCTAACTGAAAATCTATGTGCTGAGTTTGTCCCAGCGGAATTAAAATCTCCTGCTACATACGTATTTTTTGTGTTTGAGGTGTTAATCCACGCAGACCAAGTAAAAGTAGTTGAGCTTGTTAAGGTGTAATTAGTGTTTATATAACTACTACTCCCATTAAACACCGCAGCTTGACCAAACCGCCCAAATTTGTACTCTATATTTGTTTCAGTACCATCGTTAGTACCTACTGAATCCTCTGCTGAATTGTCTAATTTGTAATAAGCTACTGCATCACTACTACCATCTGCTAAAGGAAAATAGTTGTCAGTTGTAGTTGCAGTATGTACACAAGCGGTTTCTGCGTAAAGGGTACTGACTTCTGTTGAATTTAACGCTTTAGAGAATAGCCTCACTTGGTCTATTGAGCCATCAAATTCATAATCAGTTCCTGTTATCCAAGAGCCAATAAATCCTGCGTTCCCACTACTATCAAAATTTAATGATGAAATTGTATGGGTAGAATCTAAACTACCATTTAAATACATTTTTAAAACAGTAGCATCAGCAGTAAGAACAATATGTGTCCAAGTGTTTGCTGATACCGCACCTGTAGAATTTAAAACAGATGCCCCATCATAAAAGCCAATTATTCCTGTACTATTTGTTATATCAGCAGAAAATATTTTTCCTGAACTTGCTTTTCCTAATGCAATAAAATAATCATCATTTGAATTAGTTGTGCCATCCCAATACACCCACATAGAAACCGATAATTTAGTCAGACTATTAACTACATTACCCCCAATATTTATGTTACTACTGGTCGCATTAAACCTTGCGCCATAGTTTATCTTGCCTCCTACTCCGAACTCAACGTTGGTAGGTGTGCCATCGTAATATCCACTTGCTTCCGAAGCATCGTAGTCCAAAGAATATAAAGCTACACCTGCACCTTCGCTTAATGGATTGGTATTGGATGCGGTTGATTCTGTTTCAGCGTAAAGCGTTGCTACATCTTCTGCACTTATAGCTTTGTCAAAGATTCTTACTTGGTCTATTTTTCCATTTAATCCAGCCCCTCCTGAAGGATTTGCCGCACCTAAAATATTATCATGATTTAACGAATAAACACTTGTGTTTCCACTTGTATATGAAGATAACACACCATCTACATAAATTTTAAAAGGATTACCTGCACTAAAAGTAATTACTAAATGATACCACTGACCAGTAGAAAAAGAAAGTCCGTGGTCAAAATAACCGCTATTTCCTATATAAGCTGAATAACTACCTGATTGTGGTCTAAATAAAATCCTATTTTCGTGGTCAAATTCAAAAAGGGTATCTGTGGTGCCGCTACTATTTAAATTAAACCAAGTAGATATTGAACAGTCTGAAGATAAAATAGTATTTGGCAATACAATAGCACTACTACCATTAAAATTGGCAGCCTGTCCAAACTTTGCACCTGTAGCCGAGTAAGTTACACCAGTATCAATTGTACCATTATAATTACCTGTGGTATCATCATCATTACCATCAAGCTGATATAAAGCTATGTTGCTACTGAATGCATTATCTGCACCAAATGCTTGTACCGAATCAGTACTACAAGCCGCATCACCAGATGAAGCTACTATACCTCCTGTTGTAAAAAACTTCTTATTGAAACTCATATTATTCTATTTCGTCAGATGAAGGAAAAAATTGTACGTTGTATTGCAATGCAGTCTTGTAAGACTTCTTAGCATTTACCTCAGCTTCTAACCTATCGGCTTCTGTAAGTATTCCTGCTCTTTCTGTTGCAACATCCGAACTAATAGCAATATCCCTCTCTGCTTTTCTTATAATTTGCCAATCGGTGGGTTGTAACAAACTACCTGCTTTAGATTTTATCTCTGAGATTTTACTCGCCTTGATGTCGGCTATCTTATACCTTTTTTCTTTTTCGCCTGTTGGCTCTCCATCTTCTCCGATAACATCTACCTCTTTATTAAAGTCTATGTCAGTAACATCATAAGTTACTACTGAATTAGACTCATCAAAATATAAACCTCCTTTAGTTTGGGTTTGTGGGTCATAGCTTGGTTTTACGACATCGTAGAATCCTGCCGATTCTAACACTTCTGTAGATGCCTTTCTAAAGTTTAGTATTACACTTCCATCTGACTTAGTGTATGTAGAAGGTAATGTTTTGTATACCTGTACTTGTCCGTTTTTTACTCTTGCTTTCATAATTATGCTGTTGTTGAAGATGTATAAGTTCCTACTGCAAAGTGATATACTTTGGCTCCTGCTGTATCATCAGTACACATTATCTGGATTATATTATTCTTTGAGCCATCGTAGTTTGTGCTACCCACCTTGTTAAAGGTAGAGCCTGTTTCCGCAAAAGTTACGGTATAATTACCACTTACTACCAAATCTATTACCTGTCCCTGTTGAGCATTTGACAATGTAAATGTTGAATTATTATCCATCGTAGCTGTGAAAGTTGCTGCCGAATCAAAATTTAAAGCAAAAGCACTTCCTGTCCCTAGAGGTGATAGTTCTGTATAACTTGGATGTAATTGTTGATGGTCTACACCATCATCTTTAACTCTAATTGCTCCAGTACCATCAGTTGCAGAAAGTTCTACTGTAGAACCATCTACAGTTACCTCAATTTCATTAGCAGTTGAAGTTATACCATCACCACCTACTACATTTAAAGTAGCAGCACCAGTATTCTCATTTATCCCAGTAAGACCATCCCCTGCTGCAATACTGGTTATATCCCCATCGAATTTTTCTTCTAAGGTGAATCCTCCAGTTGCATCGTCATAGGTTAATACATGTCCATCTGTACCAGAATTAGCAGTATTGGTCAGTTCTACTCTGTCTGCATCAACCTTAAAAGTTGTGCCACTTAAATTTTGTGTGTCTGAGCTGTATGTTATGCCATACATTTCAGCGAACATTTGTCTAACTTTTACAAAAGCATCCCTGAGCTTATCTCCTTGTCCGCTGTTAGCTGTTGATACGTTTAAATTTTGTGAAGCCATAATTTATTTTTTTTATTCGAATAATGTTACTAATGTTAAGTCAGCACTTAAATCCATAGAATCTACACTGTATAATTGGTTGTCATCTATTGTTAGTGCCAATGTTTCTGTTTGTCCCCCCTGTAAAGAATCTAAAAAGCAATCAGGAGATGAAAAATGAGGAATCGCCTCTGCTACAGTGAAATCTTCGTTTCCGAACTCTGTAAAGCAGTAAATCTTACCCCAACCTATCGAATTTGCCATTTAAATCTTTTCCTTTATAATATAACTATTTAACTTTATTTCGTTTTCTTTTTTAGGCTTGTAGGTTGTTTTAACCTTAGTCTTCTTTTTTTTATATCCCATGATTAAAACACCCAACCGTTAAAGAGTGCATCCTTATCTGGATATATATCCTCGTTATTGTTAGTGTAGTATTCAGGAAATAAAGACGATGCGTTAAAACTCATGTAATCTATAAATCTATTGGCATAGTACTCAGCATAATCTCTTTCCTTTGCTATCAATATATCAATCTCCGTTTTTTCTGCTAACTGACTATTCTCACTTGTATGCTTGTATACACCTCCATTAGCAACTGTATAGGCAGCAAAAGGAAGATATTCACTCATTGCGAAATGGATTAACATAGGCTGAATATAGTCATTGACTAAATTTAAATAGTCTCCTGCCAAAGTATCTGCAATTATATCAGCACTAATCTTATTGTATAAATCCGTTCCAAGGTAATTTCTAACATGAATCTCTTGGGCTAGTTTAATGAATTGTATAAACTTGTCAGTATCTACATTACCACTAAGAGCTGTATTCTTTACTAAATCTTGACGTTTTATAAATAAAGCTGTAGCCATTATTCTTCTTCTGTTTGGGGTTCAACTTCTGTTTGTTGAGAGTCCTTCTTAACACCAGTTTCTTTCTCTATTTCAGACTCGGTAACTGCGTTAGTTAAGTCGGTGAATTCAAGAGGTTGTAATGTCTTAAAGTACACATCTAAATCTATATTGTTGTATTCAAGTATTCTTTCCAATTCATCAAGAATAGTAACCTGCATTGGTCGTATAACGGTATTATCCATCAATACTGATGCTGTCTGAAGCTCCTCTGCGTTATTACCAAGACCAGAATTATCTTTAATCCCTACAAGCATTGGAGATACAATCCTATGGGACACCATAACCTTTTTCATGGACTCATCAGAAAGGAACTGGTATTGTTGATGAGCATCCGTAAGTTGTACGGGTTCTATAGTAGCCGCTAATTCTTTACTGTCATTAAAAGATAAGATAAACTTACCTGCGTTTGAACTGCCGCTAAATTTATTGTATATAGCTCTTTCTATTTCATCTCTCTGCTCCTTATCTGGGACTCCATTATTGAAGTTGATAAGCATCGATGGTGCAAGACCATTCTGAATGTTGTTTATATGGTAGTTTGCTATTTCTTCTTCAAGTTCCGCATACTGTAACCCTCCTTGATAATCTACAGGAGAGTAGTAGTAAAACCCTGCTCTGTAGGGTCTGATGTATAGAATTTCTATGCCTTGGTTTGAAGTGCCAAAAGCAGGAATGCGTTTAGGTTTATCACTCGGTTTTATGTTAATCCAATCAGAAGAATAGTAGTACGCTTTTATCTCACCATCATTAGAAACCTTCTCAGCTCTCAATGTTTCGATTGGCATGTGTTCTACTTGAACAATTTTACTTCTATCCTTACTATATATTACCTGAACAGCAGCTTGTCCCATCATCTTGTAATCGTAGCATACTTTCTTCATACAATCCTTCCTAAGTAGCTTTTTCATCTCAGCATACTCAGCAGGTTTATCTTCACTATCTGTGGCATCTAATCCCTTACCGTATATCATTTCTGATATTCCATTTACAGAAGCATTGTTAGTTGGAGACCCATTATACCTATCTATTAGATAGTCAAAGTAATCGTTCTCATCTCCATACTCAACCCAATCATTCCTGCCATTCTCACTGACCTCTGGTCTACTATAAGATGACAATCCTATAACATGGATAGATTGTTCTACCTTTTTTACTATTGAGTTTACATTGGCTCTATTTCTTGCCATTTTGATTGATTTATTCTTACTCATTATATAATTACGAAGTCGTTATCATAGCTATTTTCCTCTACATATTCTCCAGTATTAGCAAAATACTTATCTAAACCAGTTTGGTCAGTGCAGAATATTAAACCTCTATATATCTCCGTAGAGCCATCTTTTACCCTGTAGGTATACTGATTACCCTCTTTAAGTGAGAAAGTGCCTGTAAGCACCATGTAATCGCCTTGTGAGGTCTTTGAGACGGTTACTGTAGATGTAGTTCTTGTGGATTTATCTGTTAGGGATAAAGTTGGCGAACTGGCATCTATTCTCGGCACAATCGTGAGCGATTGATTTGATGTCGAAGTTGTTAGAATCTCCATACTAAAGTAACGCAAAACTGCATTTTTGTTTTATATAATAAAAAAGAGGGCATAAAGCCCCCTCTTTAAATCTACACTATACTCCTAATACTACACTGCCCTTTGTGTAGAAGGGGTGTCAGTAGCAGAAGTCATACCTACGAATGGGTCAGCAGTAGTAGCTCCATCAACAAAATTAGGCATGGTGGTCTCGTTTGCAGTAAGAGTCAGAGTATACCCCTGAAGGTCTCCCATTGCAGTTCCACTAACCATAGTACCTCCAGTTACTTCAGCACCATGTTCTCTACCTACAAGAAGAAGGCTTCCGTCAAAAGTTTCTAGGAAAACATGAGGTCTTCCGTATGCCATTAACTTTAATTCCTTATTATCTTCTTTACTTAGTTTGTGTAGCGTTACATTTACTACTTGTTCAAAGAATGTTGTTCCATTCTCTAAAGAACTTTGAATATTTGTCTCTAAGGAAGAATTACCTTTAACATCGTAAGTGTGATAAGTAAAAGTACCACCCATATCTGTAACTTCATCATTAGAACCAACAGTAACAGCTCCTAAATCTCCGAAATCTACAAAATGAATTTTTCTTATACCACCTACAGCATCTTTACATGGTTTTAGTCTCCCACCAGTTAAATCACAACTCATATCTTTTATGTTTTAAATAAAAAAGGGTAGGTAGGCACTTGGCTTACCCACCCTTATTTCTTGGTTAATTATTTATTAGATAGAGTAAAGTACAACATCTCCACCAATTCCATGTTGAATACCTGCGGTATATCTCATAACGATTCTTACGTTTTGAGACCCATCGATATCAGCCATATCAATAACTTTAACTTGGTTATGGTCAGATAGTAGACCAGTTCCAAAGAACAAGTTAGACTTCTCAGCAGCAACCATTTTGTTGCTTGGTAGACCTTGCGCCAACTCTACGTTGATACCATCAAATGTCAATGCTCCTCCGTTGAACCACTGAGTACCTTTGTTGTCAGTACCTGCTGCTCCAATTTGGCTTGAAAAGCCTCCTAAAGCTCTCACATAAGCTCTATATACGTTAGAAGCAACATAGATAGTTAAGTCTTCTTTTCCATATACGGCAGACGGAATTAAATCTGCAGTAGCTCCAAGCTCTTGGATTACGTTAGCAGCCGTTACAGATGTTTCAGAAGTGGTAACATCATTTACGTCTGAATCAGCTCCTAAAGTAGTAAGGAACCCATCAAATTCTCCTGCAGTTGCGTTAGTGCCATTCCATACAGTTTGCTCTACTTTTTGAGCTACTTTGTCAGCTACATGAGCAATCAAGAAATCAGAGAAATTTGGGGGTAGGTCACTGTAAGCAGAATATCCCATCTGAACCGCTTCCCAGTCAGATACAAAATCTTTTTTACAAAGCTCCAAATTTACTTGAAATTCTTCAGGTTGTAGGATTCTCTCACTCAAAGCGAGTACTCCTGTTGATTTAGTGAAGTCACAAGTTGCATCAGCTACGATATCGCCAGATACAGCTTTCTTTAGTACTTCTTTAAATTTCACATTGGGTTTAATCGTAATTAGATTATTAGCCAATGTTGAACCACTCAATAGGGCAGCAGAAATATATTTTCCTGCAAACTCCCCTGCATAAGTAGTGGTTATCGGTGTGGTTAAACTTTCGCCTCCTGCCATTTTAATTGATTTTAGTTATTTATTATTTATGAATTAATTCTACTTAAAACTCTACCCATAGTACTAACGGGTCTGTTAGAGTTGTTTAGGTTGATGTCCAACTTACCTTTTGAGTCTGCCTCTGGACTATGTTTGATTGGTTCGGCAGCAGGTTCTTCAGATAGCTTCTCTAATTGCTTAGACAAATCTTCTTTTTGACTCTTGTACTCTTGTAGTTCGCCTTTAACAGCTTCTTTAAGAGCATCAAGTTCAGACTTCATTGCAGAGATGGCAGATTTAAAATCTTCTTCAGTAACATAACCTTCCATCAATTCAACTTCTTCTTCAGCTTCAACCTCAGCTACTTCTTCAGTTGATTCTTCATTTAATTCTTCTGCGACTTCCTCTACAGCTTCCTCTTTACTTTCGGAAGACAACACTTCCTCTTGGACTTCTTCTTCCATGATATCCTGAGCAAGTTCATCTTCTTTGGTAAGCAAGGACAACTTCTGTAGAATTTCGTCTAAAATTGTTGTTGCTTTTGTACCCTCCATGATGTTTTTATTTATAATAAAATAATATAGTTATTGAATAGTGTTAGATTTTTGTTTATGGACAACATTCATTGAATGTAAATTCTCGATAGAAATTACTTCCACTTGAACCTCCAAAAGACACGTCTTGAATATCACAAGGGTTCAATAGATTGTTTCCACTCACTTCATAATTCCTCACTTCTACTGCTCCAGCATTACCACTTGCATTGTTTTGAGTGTTTTTCATATATATTGTGTTAGTGCCAGAATATAATAATGATGGGTCAAATCTATGGATAACCATTCCCCCTATAGGACAAGTAAAGTCAGCTTCAGTTATAACCAAATCAGTGTTGGTTGAAGCTATAAAGACAGAGCCTATCAGTTCATTAGAATTCAAATCAACATCGCCTATTTTAGTGCCATTTAGATATATATCGAAGTTATCGTCTGTAACGGAGTTTGAATTGCATATTTGGAATACTAACACTCTATCAGGGCAACTTGGAGCAGGGTCTCCCTCTGGGTCTAATACCTCTGAACTCAAAGCAGTACATTCATTACAATCGTCAAAAGGTATGCCTATTGACGTTATAATCTCAACACCCTCAAAGTTTCTTTCTTCATTTACAGTATAACACCCTTCTTGACCATTCTGTAAGGTCATGTAATAGGTAGTTCCAACATTTAAAGTTCCATGATAATGTGCGTTTTTATGGTGTCCATCGTCACAGTTAGTTATACGATAAGCTGAATGCCCTGCGCTAACAGCAGGAGCGGAATTCGTAACGACACCTATTCCTTGAGCTTGTAAACTCCCATCGCAACATTCCGTTGAATACGTTTTTCCATCTGGGCATAGACAAGCTCTCCTATCGTTTTTAGGTGATGTTCTACTGTAGGTAAATTTTCTTCTTCTTCTAATCATGCCTTCCTTGATTTTGGGTGTTTCTTAGGTAGCAAATCATAATCCGTTGTGTACTTTGGATTCTGAGGTCTACCGTTCTTTATTAAGTATAGATAGGCATTAACCCTTGCAAAAGCCCACTGAGAAGCTGACCTAACTTTAGGGCTATGAGATGTGTTAAAAGCTCCAAGACCACGCTGAAAAACAGAGGCAAGGACACTAGTAGTAACACCATAACCCAATTTACTTTTATATTTCTTGTTGAATTCATCAGATTTCTTTTTAAGTGATGCTTTGTCTTTAGCGGATACTTTAGCTCCCGTCTTTCCAGAAGCATCTCCTTTAGCAGACCCCTTACCTTTAGGACTCTTATTGGGAGTGTCAGACTTGGGAGCTTTAGGACTTGACTTAACATTACCTTTATCATCTACCTCAGCCATCTTATCTTTTATCTCACCAAGACCCCTTAGCTTACTTCTACTCCAAGAAAGTGCCGATAATCCACCCCAAGCATCATACATTAACTTGCCACATCCATCAGAATAGCTCTTAGAAGCCTCTAAATCGCTTTTGTGACGAGAAAGGAAGGAGTACATCCTTTTTATTGTAGATACCGTTAGGTTGCTTCTAGAGGCTAACTGAGATGCTCTGCGTTTTCCTACAGCAGTTCCGCAAGAACCCCAACCATTTTCATCAACATACTTCAACACTTTTTTAGCGTTATTTGAAACAGACTCAGGATAATCGTTAAAAGTCTTTAGTTCGTACTTCTTAGAGTCAAGGAAGTCTTGTATTTCAAATAGAATCTCAGTAGCTTCATTCTCATTTATATCGCTACCCATTTTAGACATCTCAAGCTTATCAGTGAAGTATCCTTCGATAGAGAATCCTTTTACTAATCCTGTCTTGACATAGTTCTCCCACACTTCATCATTATTCACCTTCATAGAAACCATCCAAGTACCTACTGGCATATCTAATCCATACTTTCTGCTTTTATCATGGACTTCATCCTCTATAATCCAACTCTCCACTACAGTCAAACCATTGAGTTCAGCTTCATGTTCCAGTGTAGATTTATTCTGGTTGCCTCTCATTAAGAATAATTCACTTGCTTTTCTTACAGTATCGTCAGAGAAATAAATGTAGTATTCATCTTCTCCGTCTGTACGATAAATATTCTTATTAGGAATTAGGGCAGCACCCATTAAGATGCGTTTCTCCTTATCTATCTCAGCAAGATTAACTTTGGTTTGTTCTTTTAGAGCAATGAAGTTTTCTTCTATTGCAGGTTTATCTACAATAGATATAGCTTCTATTCCTGATAGCAAAGCATCCTCATCAATAAGTAATTCTATAATTCTCATAATTTATTATTTAAAATGCAGCGACATTAACTGTTTTATCTGCAATGTTATTATAGGTTTCTAAATCATCCCACACTAAATTAACTTTTTGTTCTTCTCTTGTTCTTGCTACAGCCATACTAAGTTGAGAGGTTTCTGACGCTCCTACTACGTTAAAATCAGGTGCTTCTACCGATGGAGCAGCTCCACCTACACCACCTCCACTACCACCACCAACAGGTAACTTGGTTGCTAATATTTTCTTCACTTGAAGAAATCCAAAAGCCGCAGTAGCTGCTGCTTTAGCAACATTCCATGGTCCGTATGGTTTAGCTCCAAGAGCAGCAGTAACAGCCTCATAAGTATTCATGGTAGCCATAGCTACAGATACAGCCTTACCTAAAGCACTACCTTCCCCTGCTATTGCAGTTATAGCTTGTGCGACATAGTTAGCGGTGGCTAATTTAGCGTCTGCTTCATCTCGGTCAATCTTTTTGTTTGTCTCAGCTAAAGCTTCTTTCGCATTAGTTATTTGTTGTTCTATGCCAATAGTTTCTTCTCCCGCTACAATAGCTGCTGTTCTTTGCCTTTCAAGGTTATCTAAAATGTTTTCGGTCTTCGCTTTCTCTAATTCCTTTTGAGTATTTAGTTTGTCAAAATCATTACGAGCCATCGACATCTCAAAATTCTTCTGAGCAATTATTCTTTCATTGAGTCCTTTCTCAAGCAATTCCGTAGCTTTGTCTTCATCTCTAAGTCTACGGTCATTTACCTTTCTGTCTGTCTCTTTATCTATTTGTGATAGATATTCGTTTAAAGATTGTCTTGATTCAGCTATAGCTTTATCAGCATCTATTTGTGCTTTAGCTCTATCTTTGTCATTCTTAATTGTGTTTACCTTTTGCTGTTGTCTTTCCGCAAAATCACTCTGTCTTAGCTTAGCTATTTCTTTTATAGCTTTAGCATTTATTTGAATTTGTTGGTCTTTATTTTTTCTTAGAGATGCAGAGACTCTAATTTGTGACTGCACTATCTCTTTATCGAAATCTAACTGCCCTGCTAAGAACCCCCTTCTAGTAGACTTACCTCCACCTATACCATCTTTATCATAAAGTATTATAAATTCTTTTAAAACATCAATTCTTTCTTTTTCAGATTTTATAACTTCATTATTAGCATCTATTTTTGATTTAGCATTTTCAACAGCCTTTTGCGTATCAGAAAGTCTAATATTAACACCAGATTTTTGTAATATT